GCTGGCGGGAGTTGAACCCGCGTCCGAAATTCCTACATACTATTAATATAATAGTAAAAACATACATTTACCAATAATAACAGTAATTTAGTTATTCTTGGTGTTTGTTGGTTTTATACGTTTTTATCTCGCTGTCGCCAAAATGCCGCCATTTTTATGGGATAAATTCCGACTGCCTGTAGGGCATGTTGAGGACAGGCTTATGTTCATCTAATGTTGTGAATAGTTCAAAAGATAACCAGTGATTTTCATCTAGAAACTTGTGGTCAGGAAGGTTCAACCTGTTTAAATTATTAGAGTTCACGATATCAAACAATCTTGAGCAAATTTTTTCAACGTTTTTGATTGTTTCACACATGTCTATATGATTGAAAAACATGCTATATAAAATTACGTTTTTTGATGGCCTAATAGCGCTCGGTCCGTAATTATAAAGAGCAGTTTTAGAATAGTGATAGCCAGATATGAAAATGTTTTTGCATATTTTCAATAACTCCAATTCAATTAAATTGATCAACGCTGCAAGTTTACTAAAATCGTAAGATGTTTTGTTTTTTAAATAAATTTTATACTCTAAATTATGTTTTTCTAAATTGATGTTAATCATAGACCATGAGTGGATGATTTTTTCTAAAATTTCGTTGTTAACCTCCGTTGTGGAGTTACTTTCAGGAGATGAGTTGGGGAATATAATTTTATAAAGTGTAAAGTGATGGCTTAAATGGACCTCCTTTTTAAGTGGGTGTAGTTCTAATTCATAGGAGGGGATTTTACTGAAAGATTCAGTATAAAATTTTATGTGGGAGTAGTATAGATCGATTGAGTTTTTCTTCTTTGTCTCATTTATCTGAGACTCGGTTTGAATAGTCCGATGCAAATTAGCAACCATAGCAGCTAAAGGAACTGAAGATGCTAGTAATAATAGAGGTATTTTACTTATGTTGTAGAAATTAATGAACCCATTTGAGTCAAGCTTTGGTAAGTGTCCTCTCCACGAGAAGTAACCAAAATATAAAAATAACAAGGTTGGCACTAATATTACTGACCAAAATAAAGGTTGTTTTACGAGATTTTTATCATTAAGGATTAAGTCAAATTTAATGTGGACTATCCACAGTGCTGTGAAAATAACTATAAAAGGTAAAATCATCAAGAATAGTTGCATTTTAGACACCAATTGAATTAAGTGGGTTTTTGGTTACCGCATCTTCTAAATGGTCTGGAGAAAAATGGGCATAAATCATTGTCATTTTTATATCGGCATGCCCCAAGATTTCTTTAAGAACTAGTATGTTTCCGCCGTTCATCATAAAGTGGCTGGCGAATGTATGGCGCAGCACATGGGTGCACTGACCTTCAGGCAAGTCGAGACCGGCTCTTTTTACTGCCCGCTCGAAAGCTTTTCTGCATGGCGTAAATAGCTTCCCTCTGTTTTTGGGGAGTTCGTCATACAGCTCCTGAGATATCGGTACAGTTCGGTTTTTCTTGCCTTTAGTTTTGGTATAGGTGATCCGGTATTTTGATAACTGATGGCCTTGAAGGTTTTCGGCTTCACTCCACCGTGCGCCGGTAGCCAGGCATACCTTTGTGATCTTCAATAGGCTAGGGCTTTGAGAATCAGCGCAGGCATCAAGCAGGCGTTTAATTTCGTCCGAGGCCAGGAACGCCAATTCACCCTCTGCGATTTTGAATGTTGGTAGTCCAGCTAGCGGGTTAGGAGCTGACCAGTGGCCCAGCTTTTTCAGGGTGCCAAAAACGGATGATAAGTTACGCTGTTCCAAGTTTACCGTGCGGGGCTTTACTGGCGACATCAGCGCGCCGTCTTCGTTGCGTACTTCACCTTTTAATCGTGCTTCGCGATATTTTGTAAAGTCACCGGCGGTTAACTCAGAGGCGACGGGATCCCCCAGGCCATTGCAGATAATATTCAGTTTCGCCATTAGGCGCTTGGGGTCTGCGAGCGTCTGGCCGTAAAGAGAGTGCCACTGCTCAATCAATTCTGACAAACGCCGCCGATCTTCCTTTTCACCCAGCCACGGCTTTTTGTTCACTTCATCCATGGTGAAGTTTTCGAATGCTACAGCCTCGCCCTTTGTCGCAAATTGCTTGCGCACACGCTTGCCGTCACGCCCGTTCGGGTAACACTCGCACAACCATTTTCCGTTCGGCTGTTTTCTGATGGTCATATCAAAGGCTCTTGATGATTTTCAATGCGCGGCCAACAACCTCGATATCATCCAGGCTGCACTCAAACGAAGAATCATCTTGATGCACAACTAATCTGTTTCCCGGAAGACGAGTTAGCTTAACAATGCTTTTTATCCCGTCGATATCGACCAACCACATCCCATTCACTGGTGGTGTCTGGTTACGGTCAACTAAATATGAATCGCCATTGGTATTTACAAGAAGCAGCTCGCTTGAGTCAGGGGGAAGTAGGCTGCTATCAATGATGGCCTTCCCAGCTTCAACCAACGAACCTCCTATAAGGCTAGCTTTGTCGATCTCTGGCGATACAAGCTCAGAAAGAGGTTTTACCTTGCTGGAGTTCACGAAATTGATACTTTTTTTATCATCAATTTTTGTTCCTGGTTCGCCTTGTCCTGTAGTTAGCCAGAGTAAAGAAACTCCTGTTTCAAGGGCGCATTGAATCACCCATTCTGCAGGGAAGCTGTCCCTTAAGTATCTGTTTGCCATGGTGCTTTTAGATGCGCCCAAGTGATCGCATAGCTGCTGTCTGGACTTGAAATCATAGGCAGCCATCAACCTATGGATAGCCTCTCTACCCCCTGTATTCTCGCCAGCCTTCACCTGTATCATTTTTTAATCCTATTGACGTATCAAATATTGGATCGTAGTATCTCGCTTGTTCAAATGTTGAATCACATAAAACAAGATAAAACGACATAAACCAAACCTTAACTGAGAGATACTGCACTATGAGCACAGATATTTCAATTCGTGTACCAAAAGAGATGGCTACGCCTGCGGAATTCGCCGAATGGGAAGGCATTTCCCGCGGCTCTGTTTATCAAAAAATTCACCATGGTCAGCTTGCTAAATACATGGTTAAGAAAGAAAAAAATAAGGGTCGTGTAAGCCTGCGTTACCTGATGTACAAAACCGATCAGGTTCGTGAGTCCCTTGGTCATTCCAACTTCCGCGTTGTTGTTGGTCAGTAAGTTCAATTATGAGAACTTTCTAAGAGGCTCACATGTTTGATTATAAGATTTCCAAACATCCACACTTTGAAGAGGCCTGCCGGGCTTTCGCACTGCGTCACAACATGGCGAAGCTGGCAGAACGCGCGGGAATGAATGTCCAGACGCTGCGCAACAAGCTGAACCCGGACCAGCCGCATCAGCTCACACCGCCTGAAATCTGGCTGCTTACCGATCTCACTGAGGACTCCACCCTGGTTGACGGATTCCTGGCACAAATTCACTGCCTGCCATGTGTGCCGATGAACGAAGTGGCAAAAGAGAAATTGCCGCACTACGTCATGAGCGCCACCGCTGAAATCGGGCGAGTTGCCGCCGGTGCCGTTACTGGCGATGTGAAAACCACTGCCGGGCGCCGTGACGTGATCAGCAGTATCAATTCAGTAACTCGTCTGATGGCACTGGCTGCCGTTTCCATGCAGGCCCGCCTGCAGGCCAACCCCGCAATGGCAAGTGCGGTAGACACCGTAACGGGCCTTGGCGCTTCGTTCGGTCTGATCTGAGGTGGTTATGCTGACTAAAGAACCATCTTTCGCGTCACTTCTCATAAAGCAAAGCACGGCAATGCACTACGGTCATGGCTGGATCATGGGGAAAGATGGCAAGCGCTGGCACCCGTGCCGCTCTCAGGATGAACTGCTGGCTGACCTGTCCACAACCAAACAGGGGAAATCATGGCTATTGAAGGCGCTACGGCGACTGTTCCATTAAGTCCCGGTGAACGCCTGGACGGCCTGAACTATATTACGGAATTGAGGGCTAAAGTGTTTGGTCTGAATATTGAGCCGGAGCTTGAAAGATTTATTAAAGATATACGCGACCCACGCGACGTAAATAATAAACAGAATGAGCGGGCACTGGCAGCTATTTTTTATATGGCAAAAATCCCGGCAGAACGTCACGGCGTCAATATTAGTGATCTGACTACTGACGAAAAGCGGGAGCTGGTGAAAGCAATGAATCATTTTCGTGCAGTGGTGAGCTTATTTCCCAAACGGTTAACCATGCCGAATTAATCCACAACAGAAATTAATGGCGTAAACCCGCTGGGCTTCTTATTACCCAAATTCAGGAGAAACAACGATGCGAAATATTGAAACCCGTACCACTAAAACCGGACCAGATGATGCTGGACTCAACCTGCTGCTGACTGAGGCACGCAAAGAAGAACGCCGTGGACGCGCAGATGTGATGGCTGCGCGTCTGGATTCTTTAGCTGCTCGTATCGTGTCATGTCAGCTTAACCACACGGAAGCGGCTGAGCTGCTGCGTCAGGAAGCTGTGAAGATTCAGAACGAAGCGCAGGAGATCCACTGATGGCTGATTCAATGGACCTTGTACAGCAGCGCGTTGAAGAAGAACGCCAGCGCCATATCCACACCGCCCGCAATAAAACGCCGGGCGTTTCCCGTGTTCTCTGCATTGATTGCGATGCGCCGATCCCGCCAGCTCGCCGCCGCGCCATTCCGGGTGCGCAGTGTTGCGTCACTTGTCAGGAAATCGCAGAGCTGAAAAGCAAACACTACAACGGGGATACTGTATGAGCACTATTCTGAAATGGGCGGGAAATAAAACCGTCCTCATGCCGGAACTGATTAAGCACCTTCCTGCTGGCCTGCGACTGGTTGAACCTTTCGCAGGTTCATGTGCTGTAATGATGGCGACAGACTATCCTCATTATCTTGTCGCAGATATTAATCCTGATTTGATTAATCTTTATCTGATGATTCAGAAAGACCATGAGGCTGTCATTCAGATAGCTAGGGAGTTATTTAAAAATTTTAATTCGGATATTCAGTATTACCGTATCCGCCAGTATTTCAATTACTCCATTTCTAATGAAGTGGAAAAGGCAGCATATTTTCTATATTTAAATCGTCATGGCTATCGTGGTCTTTGCCGTTATAACCAGAGGGGTGAATATAACAATCCATACGGACATTATAAAAAACCGTACTTCCCTGAAAATGAAATACGCACTTTTGCCGTGAAAGCTAAACGTGCAATGTTTATTTGTGCCAGCTTTGAGGAAACACTGGCGCTGCTGCAGGCTGGTGATGTTGTTTATTGTGATCCGCCATACGATGGCACATTTAGTGGTTATCACACTGCCGGTTTTACAGAGGACGACCAGTATCATCTGGCGTCTATTCTTGAGCGCCGGTCATCAGAAGGTCATCCGGTTATCGTGTCCAACAGCGACACGTCTTTGACCCGTTCTATTTATCGTAATTTTACCCGCCATCGTATCACTGCAAAGCGCAGCATGGGTGTGGCTGCCGGTGATGGTAAATCTGCAGCAGAAATCATCGCCACAAAATCAGCAGGCTGGTTTGGTGTCGATTTGGCGTCTGGTCCAGATATCTCGGTGGAAACTGAGGTGCGGGCGTGGCAGTGAGTAAATTCACATTACATAATGCACCAACCACCGGCGGCTCGAATGAGGCCGCCGTGGCCTTTTCATGGAGTAACCCTAAAAAAGCGGTTAACCCATATCTGGACCCGGCGGAAGTTGCGCCGGTGTCTGCGCTTTCAAACCTGATCGCTCTTTACGCTGCGGATAACGAGCATGAGCAGCTGCGCCGTGAGGCGCTGAGCGATGAGGTCTGGGAACGCTATTTCTTTAATGAATCCCGTGATCCTGTCCAGCGCGAAATGGAGCAGGACCGGCTGATTAGTCGTGCCAAAATGGCGCGCGAGCAGCAGCGTTTTAATCCCGATCTGGTCATTCTGGCTGACGTTAACGCCATGCCGTCCCATATCAGCAAGCCTCTACTGGAGCGGATTAAATATTTCCATAGTCTGGGCAGAGCAAAAGCCTATTCCCGCTACCTGCGCGAAACAATCAGGCCGTGTCTTGAGCGGCTGGAGCGCGTGCGTGACAGTCAGGTGTCTACCTCTTTCCGGTTCATGGCGAGCCATGACGGGCTGGAGGGGCTGCTAGTACTGCCTGAAATGAATCAGGATCAGGTTAAGCGCCTTTCCACACTGGTTGCGGCACATATGAGCATGTGTCTTGATGCGGCCTGCGGTGATCTGTTTGTCAGCGATGATGTTAAACCAGAAGAAATCCGCCAGGCATGGGAAAGGGTTGCCGCAGAGGCGATGCGCCTTGAGGTCATCCCGCCTGCCTTTGAGCAGTTACGCCGCAAAAAGCGCCGCCGCAAGCCAGTGCCCTATGAACTGATCCCACCGTCGCTGGCGCGTATGCTGTGCGCGGACTGGTGGTATCGCAAATTGTGGCAGATGCGCTGCGAGTGGCGGGAGGAACAACTGCGCGCCGTCTGCCTGGTAAACAAAAAGGCATCACCGTATGTCAGCTACGAAGCCGTGATCCACAAACGCGAGCAGCGCCGCAAATCGCTGGAGTTCTTCCGCTCGCA